CCGCTTCGATGAGATGTTTATCCTGGGCAGAGAAGCCGTCGTTCGCGAGCTTGATCGAATCCGACAGATTCTTCTGGCTGCCCGCCAGCCGCTTCAATGTGTCGGACACACGCAGGCCTTCGGTGCCGATCTCGCCCATCGTCAGGTTCAGATCGACGCCCCGCGCCTTCATGGTGGCCAGCCCGCGGATGAAGGCCTCGATCGCCTCAATCGGCTTGGTTTTGAAGGTCGCGGCGAACTTCTCCCCCGACATGTCCGCCACACGCGCAAATTCCTCGAGCGCGGAGCCGCCCACGGAGGCGGCCTTCGACAACTTGTTGATGACGATGCTCATCGCCGAGCCGCCGGCCTCGGCGTTGATGCCGACGTTGGCCATCGCGGTGCTGATCGCCATCACGTCGGGCACCGTCAGGCCGGCCGCGTTTCCGGCGCCGATCACGCGTTTGGTGAATTCGAGGATCTGCCCTTCGGTCGCGTTGCTGTTGTTGCCCAGGTGCACGAGCGCCGAGGCCATCTGCGCAATCTGGGTCGTGCCGGTGCCGGTGGCGTTGCCGATCGCGGCGAGGCCCGCCGCCGCTTCCTCCGTACTCAAATCATCAACGGCCACGCCGAGGGCGATGACGTGCTTCGTGAAGGTTTCGAGTTGATCGATGGGGACGCCCATCGCGCCGCCGAGCGCGCCAATCTTGGTGAGCTCGTCGGTCGTCGCCGGGATGGTCTTCGCCATGTCCCGAAAGACCTGCGCGAGTTGCTTGCCGGCGGCGGTGAGGGTGCCCGTGTTATCGGCGACGCCGTCGACGGTCTTGGCGACGTTCGCGAAGGCCGATTGGAATTGAATCGCGGCTTTGGCGGACGCGAGGCCGAGGCCGACGATCGGGACCGTGATGGTCTTCGTCAGCGTCAGCCCGACGCTCTGCATCTCCTGGCCAGTTCGTTTGAAGTCCTTACTGGCTTTGACGAAGTCGTTGGCGATCCCCTTGACGACATTCGCCGCCTTGCCCATGTCGCGCGAAAATTGGGCAATCGAGGCGACGAGATCCGCACGCAGTGATCCAATGACAGCGGTGGCCATTTATCGCCTGGGTTTCACGGGCGCCTGGCGGCGGCGGCGATGTTTTTCGAGCAGATCCATTTGTCGTTTCCGTGCGGCCTTCTGTTGCTGCCACGTCGGCGCCGGCGCGGGCGCGGCCACGCGTTTGTTGAGCTGGGCGCGGTAATACGCGAAGTCATGCAACTTGCCGACCTCCACGGCTTGCGTGAACGCCGCGCCGTGCCACGCCGTGAAGAGGGCGACCTCGTAGAGCAGCTCGGTCAGCCACGCGCGCTGTTTGCTGGCACTGCGGAACAGCACCGACATTTCGTGCAGCGATCGGGCGCCCCAGAATTGGTCCGGCGAAATTCCGAGATCCGAGGCGTCGATTAGGAGTCGGCCGAGCTCGGTCGTTTCTTTTTCGCCGACCCCTTCCGAGGGTTTTGATTGCCGTTGCTGTTCTGCCCGAGCGAGGCGGTCAAGCTGGTCGTGAAGGCTTGGAGCGTCGGCTGCAGGCCGCAGTCGTCGATCAGATCCCCCGCGGCGTCTTCGCTGATGTCGCCCACGACCGCTGCCTGCACCATCAGGATCAGGTCGACCAAACTGAAATCGCCGCCCTTGAGTTGCGTGCCGAGGCGATTCAGCAAACTTTTAATCGTCGGTTCGTCGAACGCTTTCTGCATGCGGGCGAGCGCATTGGTGCCGAGCCGAATCGTGTACGTCTTGCCGCTCTCCCCTTTGAGGGCGACCTCGCCGCGCAAGGGATTGGTATTGGTGCCTTCGGTCACAAGTTATCTGCCTCCTGTTCCTGGTTGGTGCAGTCGCCGGGCCGCCCGTTCGATCGCTTGCCACAAGAGCGGGCCCAGGCGGTCGATCGTCTTCCGGGCCTCTTCGTCGAAGGCCGGACGCATGAACGGCTGCGCCGCGGCGAATCGCGTCCCGAATTCGACGTACCGGCCGTAGAAGTGCTGGTCATCCGGCCCGAGCGCCAACGCGATCTCCTGGTCCGACGCGGACGCGACCCGCAGATCGATGGTGTCCGCCATATGCCCGCCCCGACCGGGGTGATCCGATCGCGGCGCTTTCTGTTCCGCGGCCCGCTCCATCGGAGTCGCGGCGGTCGTCAGGCCCTCGGCGAGCACCTTGCCCGCGAGCTCGTGGGGGAGCTGGCGCAGCGCCCGCTCGAGCTCCACGAAGCCCGAGATTCTGAGTTCGAACATGGGCGGCCTCTTTACGCCGCCGCCCCCGCCGCCCACGCCGAGCCGGTCCAGTGCGCCTGCGTCGTGTCGAGCAGCACGACATGCTGCCCCGTGGTCCACGCTGTCGCGGGCGAGGCCACGATGCCCGTCATGGCCGCGAGATTCGCCGGCGTTGCCGAGCCGGACGGCGTGAAGGTGCCCGGCGTGCCCGCCGTCGCGCCGGTCGCGGGCAGTCCGCCCGTGCCTTCGAATTCGATGTCGCCCGTGATCTGATAGGTCACGTTCAACTGCAGTTTGCCGCCGACGTCTTGCCCGGTTTTCTCGGCGCTCGCGATGTAGCCGAAGTAATCCCACCCGTTGCCGTCGGGGAACACTTCGCGCAGGGCGAATTCTTCCTGCGAATCCAGATACGCCAACAGTTGAATATGCGAGGCGTTGTCGGGAATGTACTGAATCGTGAACGAGAGAATGCCCGAGTCGATGAAGCTCGGCTTGTACTCGCGCCGCCGATTCGGGCTGCGGAGATGCGTGAAGTCGATCCGCTCGGTCGTGCCGCCGCCGCCGCTGATGTTGGTCACCTCCGCAATTTCGGTGAACCCCGACGGAGTGGGCCCCGCCTCGTCCGCCATCAGCAGATACGATCCCTGTGCGGGCAGTCCGTCGCTCCCGCCGGCGATGCACGGCACGCGGTAGACGAACGGCCACGCGGGACCGACCCCGTACCACCACCGGCTGATCCGCAGCCATAGTCCCCCGCCTACAATCCATCGCTTCATGGTTCCGCTCCTTTACCTGTCGCCGTGGTGATTAGGTCGACGGTCCCTGTCCCGTTTGATGCGAGATGAGGAAGTCCGCCGAATATCGAAAGTACCCGCCGCTGCCGCCGCCGCCGCCGCCGCCGCCCTCGCCTGGCTGCTCGTAGATGTCCTGGTCGTCCGCCAGCTCGAAGGCGAAGTACCGCCATGCGGCCGGCGTGACGCTCGTGTCGAGCAACTGCACCGTCGCGCCCTCGAGCCGGGCTCGCAACAAGTCGCCGATTTGTTGGCACGTCTCGAACGCGTTGTCGCCGCCTTCGTAGGTCCAGATGTCGGCCTGATACCGAGGCCGCGCCAGGCTCGCCCGCCCGCCGCGCAACGGGGGAGACGTCGTCGTCGAGACGCGCATCAGCGTCATCGCCGGATAGGTCACCGATTGCGGCAACTTCAGCGGATACACGCGCGTCCCCAAGGCCGCCTTCAGCGCTGGATCGGCCAGGATGAACCCGCGCACCATCGAGAAGACGTCCACGCCTCACCACCTCACGGCTTCGTTTCCCGCGTGACGACCGGAATCAGCCAGCCGTCGCGCCGGCCAATTTCTTCCGGCGGCTTGATGTCGTAGAGCAAGCCCTCGTAGAGAATGCGCTGCGCATCGGGCTGGGGCCGGTCGATGTACTCGACGCGAAACACGCCATCGACCCGCGTCTGCAGCCGGTCCTGCGCGGCGAAGCCTTCACGCGAGATCCCCGGCAGCCACTCCGCGAAGAGCGTCAGCGTGGGCACCCACGTGATCAGTTCCTCGCCCGTATCCGGGTCCTGGCTCTTCACCGCGGTCTGCAGCTCGATTTCGTCATCGCGATAGCCGGGATTCATCCCGTGGGAGACGAGCGTCATGCCGTCACCCGTCGCGGATGCGGATAGGACGACAGCGCGGAGTTCTTGAACGCGCGCATGATCGATTCGGCGCCGATGGGCAACGGGATCAGCGTGCCGACGCGGATCGGGTCGACCACGATCTCCGTGCGGTACTGATGGAAGTGCGCCGCGAGAAAGAACAAACAGCCGCGCGCGAGTTCCGGCACGTACCCGGGCGCCGGACCGTAGCCCGCCTCAAACCGAATGCGGACGGCCGCGCGATCCGTGGTCGCGCTCGGCCACGCGCCGCTGATCGGTTGCAGGTAGCCCCGGCGTGCGTAGGGGCCTTTCGGCGTGGTCACGCGATAGTCGGTGCCCTCGACGAGCACGACATCATCGGCCCCATAGGTAACACTCACGACCTTGATCAGCGGCGGCTTGGGCAGATCGAAGACGCCGGCGGGGAAGCCTTCCAACTGGTACTCCCAGGTCGCCGTGATCAACTGGCGCCCGGTGTACTCTTCGAACTGCGCCCGCGCCATCGCGATGTAGGTATCGATCAGCGAGTCCTCGCTCGACGGCGTGAACTTGATGTGCTTTTTGAATTGGTCCACGTCGATCGGCTCGATGAGCGGCGGCGTGATCAACTCGACGTCGGTGTAGAGTTCCGCCGCGATCATGCGGGCGCTCCCCACGGGCCGGCCTTCCCGTCTTTGCCGTCGCGACCCGGCGCGCCGTCCGCGCCGTTCCTGCCGTCTTTGCCGCCTTTCACCGCGAGGCGCCATGCGCGCGCGGCTTCGCCCGGGCGCCCGGGCACGGCACTGGTCGGGTCCTGACAAATCCACATGTGCCCGCCGTAACTCACCACGTCGCCCTTTTCGTACGCGCGGAGCTGCCGGTACACGCCGCGATCGAGGAGCAGGCCCGCGAAGTAGATCACGCCGCCCTCGAGGGGCGTGCCGTCTTTGAAGCACAAGGTCACGGTGCGCTCGCCGTCGTACACGCACTTGAGCTGCTCGAGCGTCCCGTCGCGCCCGTCGCGGCCCGGCGCACCCTGGGCGCCGTCTTTACCATCGAGGCCTTTATCGCCGACGGGTCCCGGCACACCGGGGAGGCCATCACGGCCGGGGATGCCGGCCGGCCCGTCGAGACCTTTCTCGCCGCGTTCACCAGGCGGCCCGATCTCTCCGCGCGGCCCCGCCGCGCCCAGCTCGCCCGGCGCGCCGTCCGCGCCCCGTTCACCAGGCGCGCCGTCCGCGCCGCGTTCACCAGGCGGCCCGACCTCTCCGCGCGGCCCCAGCTCGCCCGGCGCGCCGTCGTTGCCGTCCCTGCCATCGGCGCCTGGCGTGCCGTCCGCGCCGCGTTCACCCGCGGGCCCGGCCGGCCCGACCGGGCCCGGCGGCCCCGGCAGCCCATCGAGGCCCTTGAGACCCTCCGCGCCGCGATCGCCGGCCGGACCCGGCGGACCAGGCGCGCCGTCCAGTCCGGGGGCACCGTCGCGGCCCGTGATCGCTTTGACGACCTCGACGCGATCCGTCAGGTGCGCGACATCCGCGCGCAGCTCGCGCCGCAGCTCGTCGACGCGCGTGGCCACAAAGTCCTTCACGATGGGCGCGAGACCGCCGAGCAAGCGATGCAACTCGGTGCGCGTCATGCTGTCATCTCGCTGAAAAAGGCGGTGAGTTCTGCGGCCATCTCGTCGTCCGTTAATTCGACCTCGGCGTCGGCCGCCGGCGGCGCCGGTTTCGCGCTCGCGTCCGACGCGCGACGGCCACCAGTCGCGAACGGGTCCGCTTTGGCGTCGCGCTTGTTCAGGGCTTCAAGGGAGAAATTCTGTTGTTGGAGGAAACAGGTATCGCCGCCGTCGACCGCCGGCTTGCTGAACAATTCGCGGCCTTCGTTCGGCGTGAAGATCGCCCCGAGCACGCCCTTGGTCGCGAGATCCATCTGCGTGAGCGAGTCCATGCGCAGCAACGCGTCGAGATCGAGTTCGACGCCCAATTCGCGCTCCTTGGTGAGCGGCAATTCCAGGCCTTCGTCGAGACAGATCTCAAAGCTTTCGATCAACTGTTGCAGCGCTTGCCCGTAGTACTCGATGTTCGCCGCCTGCACGTTGCCATAGGGCGGCATCGGCGCGAGGCCGATCTTCCACGGCGGGACGTGATAGCAGGAACAGATATTCTCCCCGGTCCATTTCAATTGCTCGATCAGCTGCGCATCGTGCGGGGAGGTCGTCATCGGTTCGTAGTGCAACCCGTCGCCGAGCACCGCGACGCGGCCGGCGTTCATCCCGGTGTAGCCCGCCTCCCAATCGTCCTGCACGCGTTTGGCGGTGTCTTTGCTGATGATGCCGGGGGCGGTCAGGACGCCGCCCGGCTGCGAGCGGTTGGCGAAGAACTGTTCGGAGTTGTCCTGAATCTTGAGCCCCTGCATCGCCGCCATGCCGCACGCGTGAATCGGGGAGACGCCGACCAGCGGGTGATAGAGCGGCACCATGAGGTCATGGATGATCTCGCTCGCCGGGACAGTCAACGTCCCGTCCTGGACGCCCGTCAAATTGTCCTTACTGAGTTTGTAGAAGATGCTGCCGTCGGGCGCGACGAGCGGTTCGACGCGGCTCGGATCAAGGAGATACAGCGCCGTCACGATCCCGCGCGCATCGCGTTGCTTCAGCACGTAGGTGTTGCCGCGAATCAGTTTCGAGAGAATCCAACACTCGACGAATTTCAGGCGGGTCTGATAGCGATTCGGTTTCCGCAGGACCGGTTTGAACGGCGAGTCGTTCTCGACTTCGGTCCAGATCCCGTTTTTCTTCTCGAGCAGGCGCAGCCACAATTTCGAAATGTCCGAGCTGATGAGCGTCACGCACGCCCAGACCGTCGAATAGGTCAGCGCATCCGACACGCTGATTTCCTGATTGCGCTGCCACGCGCCCGGGGCCGGTTCGCGGACCACCGGCCACCAGCCGCCGCTCATGCCGCCGCGACTGGAGACTGATTCGAGCGCCATCATCGGCGCCCGCTTGATTTCGAAGCCGAGGAGCTTCATGGGTCGGCCCGGAGATCGCGGCGCGAATACTGCGTGGGATCGATCACGGCGCAGCCGGTCTGCACGAGCGTCGCGGCGTCGAAGGGACTCACGATCAAGACGTCACCCTTCGCGACCGGGAGGCCGTGGAACGTGAAGGCTTTCGTGGCAATGACAGTCACTGGTTGAGGGCAGCGACCCGAACCCCGTGTCCGGGTCGCTGCCAGGGGTTTACGCCGATGGTGACGTCGACGGGCGACCGCCGCGCGGACGCGAATCCGGCGCCGGGTTGTTGGCCAGGGTGGACGCCGCGACGTAGGCCACCGAGTCGAGCCACGCGACGGCCTGCGGCCGCATGCGGGCCCAATTGATGAACCGTTCCGCCCGCAGCGCGATGCTGTTGGTCTGGAACATCGACACGAGCGCGAGCGGCACGGGCGCCGGCGCGCTCGCGACGGTCGGCGCGTCGTCCATCTGCAACGACGCTTCCCGGCTCACGTCAACGGAGACCTGGCCGTCGTCGGCCAAGAAGATCTCCTTCGCGTTCGCGAGAATGATGATGGCGGTACCCGCCGGCGGCACACCCGCCGGCGTGCCGAGGGTCGCCGCGTACTGCGAGGGGACGACGGGAATGCCGAGCAAGGTGCCACCCGTCATGCTGATGTCGGGGAATTCACGCTGGCCGCTGGTGGGGTTCTTGATGAGCGAGAGGCGCATCGCCACCGTCGACGGCATGATCCAGACCGCGCTCTCGATGCTCTGATTCGACGCCAGGAACGACTCGACGAGCGCGCCCAGATCGGCCAACGGATCGGCGGTCGCGGGAATGGCCGCGATGCCGTTCGTGATCGACGCGGGCGAGACGCCCGCCACGGCGGCTTTGGCCGGGTCGATGAAGTCGATATCGATCCGCTCGATGAGCGCCGCCGCCAATTGGTCGCGCACGAGCCGCTCGGCGCTCGGACTCGAGAAGCGGGCGAGCTCCTCGGTGAGCACGGAAATCGCCGCCACCTTCGCCCAGCCCAACGTCGTCGGCGCGACGCCGAACCGCGTAAGCGGCTTGGCTTGGCCCTGGCCCACCCAGTACCCCGCACCGCCGCTCGTCTGGCCGAGCACGCGCACGTTGAAGGGCACCATCGTCAGGCCCGGAATGTTGCCGATGATCGTGCGCGGCCGGAGCCACTCGATGAATTCCGAGGCGAGATTCGCCGGGTCGACCAGCGCGCCCATGTAGGTCGCGTCGGCCGTATTCGAGGCGGCGACGGCGGCTTTCAGGTATTGCTGGACGCGCGCATCATGCGGATAGCGCTCGGCCGCGATCTCGGCCGCGTTCCGAAATTGTTTGAACGCCTGCATCTTGCACATGATCGCGCGGGCGAAGCCGATGCCGGGCAGCGCATTGTCGCGAACGGTCACGATGCCGGTGCCGCCGCGCGACGCCGCGGCGTCGTCGGGCGCTTTGCCGGACACGGGCAGCGCCTTCGTCACGTTCAGCTTTTCGAGTTCGCGCATGTCGACCAGCTCGGCGTCGATCTTGGTGATCTCGCCGCGGAGTTCGTCGAATTCGGTCTTCTCGGCGTCGTCCTTGGTGCGGCCGTCCTCGGTCGCTTTGGTTTGAATCTCGTCCAGCCGGGCCGCCTTCGCCGCGCGGGTCGCCTCGAGGTCCTTGATTTGTTCGGTGTAGGTCTTCTTCATGGGCCGTCCCTGCCGCGGCGTGATCTTCACGCCGCGCACAGTGTCCGAAACGCCGGACGTGGTGGATTCAGCGACCGGTGCCTCAGTGCCAAGCGCGGCGAGGTCCGTGTCGAATGCGCGGAGCGCTTTCGTTGAGAGGATGGCGGCGGCGGTGTTCGCGGGAATGGTGACGGCGCTGAGTTCGATCCACATCCACTTCACGAAGCGGAAGCCGGTGATGTTGTCATCGTCGTCGGTGATCAGCTCGACCTTCAGGCCACGGAAGCCAATCGACAGGCCGCGCACGAGACCCGTTTTGATGGTGTGCCACGCTTCGTCGAGGCGATCCTTCAGGCGGCCTGGCTCGTCGAAGCGCGAGAGGCGCGCCTGGATTTCGATCCCGGCTTTCGTATGTTTCGCGGCGAAGACTTCGCCGATGGGTTGCTTCGCGTCGTGCTGCCAGAGCAGCGGAATCGGCAATTTGAATTCGGCGCCGGCCGGATCGACGATGTCGCCGGCGCGGTCGGTTTCAGCGTTCGTCGCGATGCCGGTGATGAGGCGCTGCTCGCCGCTCTCGTCGAGGGCCTTGATCGTCAGCAGGCTATAGATGCGGCGTTCGTCGTCGGACATGGGGCGCCCGCAGTGTGACCCCGGCGCCAGGCGCCCGCCGAGTTTTCACATGAAAACCCCTCCAACCGGTGAGACGGCTCGATACGGCTCGATACGTCTCGAGACGGGTCCCGTGTTTATTTCAGGTGACAATTAGACCGCTCTAATTCATACTTCTTACATCACATATTCCCACCCGATACCCGGGGGAATCAACGAGGAGGCGAAATGACGAACCACTTCAACATCGTTCTACCGGAACAAGGCCTGCGCTGCACGACGGCCGAAGCTGAGGCCATCCGGACGGCACTGGAGTCCGTGGGGCTCTCGCCACGCGGGATTGCGGACCCCGCATGGCACGGCTTCGAATTCAACCACTATGACGACGTGGGCTATCTCGAGGCGCCCGAGAACGGCCTCTGGGACGCGTTGCCGGACACGGTGCTGGCGCTCATGGCCGCCCTGATTGTGCGCGCCGGTCTACCGCATTTGGAATTTCACACCTCGCAGCGGCACATCAGCGGCACGGCGTTCTCGTACCGGGCGCCCGGCGGCAGCGGGTTTCGCATCATGGCCGACGGCACGCTGGTCGCGCACTAACACCGGGACGGGCGCGAGGTTCGCGCCCGTTCTTTTTCAAAAAGTGGAGAGCTTATGAACAAGAAACAGGAACCCACGGCAACCCCGTTCACCGCGCGCCCACAGTGGGCGCGTTGCATCACCTTCGACGGCCTACCCGGCGGGCCGGTCACCGTCAAGGTCCTGGGCGACGAGACACTGGCGAAGGCCTCGCGCGACGCGTTGCTGACCGTGCTCGGCGCGCACGGCATCCACGTAGACGCGCCCGCGAAGAAGGGGGTCGCATGAGGCCCCGGGCGGCGTGCTTCTTGATGCTGCTCGTCCTCGCGCTGGCCGGCTGTGGCCGCGTGCAGACGACGACAGAGGACCAGTGCAGGAACGACACTCGGTGCGCGTACGAACGCGTGTTACGCGACCACCTGAAGGACGGCGCGTCGGCGCGCTTGCGCCACGTCTCGCTCCGTCAGGAGTTTGATCGCTGGACCCAGTTCAACACCCCAATCGGCTGGCGGACCCAGAGGCCGCGCGTGGCGATGTGCGGCGAGGTCAACGCGAAGAACATTTACGGCCGTGATACCGGCTTCGTTCCGTTCGTCGTCACGCCGGACCGCAGTGTATTTGTCGCCGTGGACGACTGGCGGCCACCGCCAGGCTTGGGCATCGGCACCGCCGCGAGCGGTGATGCCATACCCGAGCAGAAGTTTGTCGACCTCTATTGCGCGCCAGCCCCGAGCTCGCGGAAGGAGGTCGCGCCATGAAGTTCGTGTTCGATCTGCAGATCACGATCGATAGCGTGAACACGGTCGCCGAGGCGATCAACGAAGCGCACGGCATCGCGGCGGACCTGTCGGAGATTGAGGGGATCGACGCGGAGTTCGATGGCGACGTCGAAGAGGTGGAGGATGAGAATGGCTAGGTTCAGAATCGAGCGCACGGAGCTGCATACCCGCGTCTGGATTATTGACGCGCCGGACGAGGCGACCGCGCTCGAGCAATACATGGACGAAGAGGACGTCGAGGAATATGAGTACCACAGCGGTCAGCCCGACGTGCGGGTCGAGGATGTCACGGTCCCGGACACGATGGTCGATTGGCGCTACGAAGTCGCGAACGGCGACACGCGCCTCGGCTACGACGAGTGGCTCGCTCATAAGCGCGAGGACCGCGTGTGCACCGATAGTCCGGACTGTGGGCGCCTGGGCTGCGCGGATTGCCAGCGGTCCTATGGGCCGCGCGGATGAAGAATGAACGTGGATAGCATTCAGCCCACTGACTGCTACACGGTGAACGGGTTGTAGGTACAAGACCGACTAAGGCTCGGCATTCACCCGCGATGTTTAGTGTTGTCTTCGCGGGGGTCTACGCCTTTGCTTATGGCCCAAGTAACCCGAACGGCAGCCCGCCATGTGGTCGGTGGGTTGAATCCTGTCCACGTCTACCTAGCTAGGTATACCTAGCTAGGTAATTCCCCTAATTGCGCCGCAGGTACGCGGCGATTTCTCGGACCGTTTTGGCCGTCACGATGATTTCGGTTTCCGGATTCGCGAGTGACGGCCGCGCGCAGTCCAAGCACATGAGGACATTCGGGGCGGGCACATCCGGCCGATGCTGCACCGGGCGCGCGCAGGTCGCACACGCCGCGATGACGTTATCCGCGTAGTACGGCGGATCGGTGAGCGGCGCGCAGACCACGACGAGGACGTCGCGTGGCGTGGTCATCGTTCATCTCGTCGGTTTTTCTCGCAGACGACGCACCGTCTCACATAACGCGGCCCGCCGGCGCGCACGGAATGACACTCCTGCTGATGCCCGCATGTCAGGGTGACGGACCAGTACTGTGGACGAGTCTCAATAGACTTGATGACGGCGACGCTGCCCCACGGTTTCAACGTAGTCTCGCGCATCTACGTCGGATAGAGCATCTGCAGCATGAGCCGCCGGCGCTCGAGCTCCCGCTCCGCGCGGGGGCGCTCGCTCGCCGTTTCTCGATCGAGCGTGGCGCGCAACAGCGGGAGTCCGCTCTCGACCGAGGCCTCGACTTCCGCGCGGGTCGCCGCGCGCCCTTCTCGATACCAGGCCACCTCGTGCGGATCGCCGATCTGAATGAGCGGCTTCTGCTGCGCGTCGCGGAAGATGCGAAAGGTCGCCGTGGTCCAGAGCATCACGACGCCGGGATTGCGCAGGAGGGGCTGGCCGCCGGGCTCCTCGGCATCCGGCGGGAGGTTGCCGTCGCGGCGGACCATGTGCGGCCGAGACAGGAACGGACAATTGCGCACCGCCCAGATCGCGCAGTCGCGGTGACTCGCGGGCTCGGAGGTCGTCCGGTTGATGCCGCACATCGGCCCGATGACGAACATGAGCCATTTCCCCATGACCTCGCCGCACGTCCAACAGCGGCGCTCGACGACTGCGCGCTTGAACTTGCGCTGGTCCACGACGCGATGATCGGGCACGCCGTCGATCCAATCCACGAACCACGGCACCGGATAACCGCGCGCATCCAGCGGCAGCGTGCGCATGCGCGGGGGGAGCGTCGCGTAGTCGATGTCGGGTCGGGTCAGGGTGTCCGTCATCGGCGTCTCCTTTACTCCGTTATGGTCGTGATGCCGTACGGAGGCACATGGGCGATGACTTCGACGTGAGACACCTCACCGCGTTTCATGCGCTCACGGCACACGGCCAGTTCTATGTCGCGGCTAGCTTCGCCTCGATGCGTCGTTTCCAATAGCAATTCGCCGCCGCGATTCGGGGGCGCGAAGATCCGCAACGTGTAGTCCCAATCCGGTTGCAGCATGCTTTCCTCACTTTAAGCGCCTGTTGATGATCATGTCGCGCAGCGCCCCGGCGAGCGTCGTGCGCCGCGTCTTCGCGAGCTGGAGCAGCCGATCATAATCACTGACCGGCAACGTCGTCGAGACCGGTGTCGAGGGTTCGTCGCTCACACGCGGGCGGCCGCCGCGACGCCGTTCCGGCAGGATCACCAACGCGGGTGGGTCGGTGTTGTCGTCGCTCATTTTGGGCCTCCCAAAAACAACAACTGATATTCGGGCTCGCGCGGCGGTTCCACCGAGAGCACCTTCGCCGCGATCAACATCGCGACGGCGCCATCGATCCGCTTCGACTGGTTGCGGGGTTTCACGGGCCGAATCCGTCCGGCATCGTCGGTCTTCACCGACACGTTTTCCCAACACCACCGTAGGACGCGGTGGGCGTCGTGATGCACCCGTCGCCCTTTGATCAGCGCCTCGACGACCTGCGACGGCTCGGAGATCATCTTGTAGTTCTGCAGGACCTCGAGCATCTTCAGCCCCCCGAGGTCGCGCAGCTTCGTGGCGAGGTCGGTCGCAAACGCCGGGTCATAGCCGACCAACCCCTGTTTCAATCGCGGATAGCGCGGCAGGATCTTCGTGGTGATGTCGTTGTAGATGTGGGTGTAGTCGATGACGTCGCCCTCCGTCGCCGTCACCAGGCCTTGCTCGACCCACAGCGCATAGGGCACGCCGTCCTGGTGCTCGTGCTGCCGCATCGTGTTCTGGGGAATCCAGAAGTACGGGCGGCAGAAGAGTTCGTAATTCAATTCGATCCGGCGCGTGACGATCTCGCCGGTGTCTTCTTCGGTCTTCACGTCGACGGTGACGGGCTCGGCCAGGTAGCGGCGAAACACGACGTGGAAACACGCGAGGTCCCATTTCTGCGCCAAGTCGAGTCCGGCGCCGCACTCGAGCGTGACGAGCTCGGCGTCGTCGAGCGGGCCCGCACAGGCGTCCCACCATTCGATCGGAATCCACGCCGTCGCTTGGTTCGTCCATTTGTTCAGGTGATAGCGCAGGAAGTCGTTGCGTTTGCGAGGTTCGCTGCGCGCCTCGCGGCACTCTTCGACGACGGCCCGATGCTGCACGGTCGTCCCATGGCCCGGATTCACGCTGCGCCAGATCTTCGGGTCGGTCCAATCTTCCTCGGGCTGGATTTCGAAAATCACCGGCAGCGTTTCTTCGATGTCGGTGGCGCCCGTGAGCACGCGCTTCGCCAGTTCGTACTCTTCGAAGCAGATGCCCTCGTCGTCGGTGCCCGCGTGCGTGATGATCACCATCATGGGTTGCCGGCGTTTCGCCATCGACTTGCGCAGGGCTTCGAAGAGGTCGCGGTTCCGCTGGGCGTGCAGCTCGTCGAGGATGATGCCGTGCGGACGATACCCGTGCTTGGTCGAGGCATCCGAGGAAATGACCATCAACTTCGCATAGAGGTCCGGCCAGGCGATCGTATTTTTCAGGATCACCGATCCGTCGTACAGGTCCGGCGAATTCTCGACCATGATCTTCGCGTTGTCGTGGACGATACGTGCCTGCTCGCGGTCGGCCGCCACGGCGTAGACCTCGGCCGCCGATTCGCCGTCGTAGCGTGCGAGATAGATGCCCAGGCCGGCGCCCAACGGCGATTTGCCCCACCCCTTCGGGCAGAACGCGAAGACCTTCCGGAAGCGCCGCGTGCCATCGCTCGTGCGGCGCCAGCCGAACGCCGGTTTCACGATGAGCAACGCTTGGTCCGCCCGCAATTCGAACGGCAGCCCCATGAAGGCGCCCATGTGATGCTGCAAAAAGCACGGGAAGAAATCCGCCGCCCGGTCGGCCTTCTCCGGATCGAAGTAGTAGCGCCCGCGATGGGTTTCCCAACGATCACGCAGCGTGGACCAGGTGGCGCGAAAGTCCATCGTGACGCCGGGCCAGCGCTCGTGCGGCGGCCGGCCGCCGCCCCACCAATGCCGCCGCCCTCGAGCCCGCGGCGGACGTTCGTCCAGCTCGGTGTGGTTCATGCTCACCCGCCTGAGCTCTGGAAGAACTTCGCGCGCCGTCGATCGATCGATCCGGTCGGGGCGCGGTTCACCA